AAAAAGCTTTAAATAAATATCTTACAAGAATGTCAAGTTATACAAACCCAACTAAATTTCAACAGGAAAAAATAAAACAAGCTCAAAAAGAATTAGAAGCAGCACAAGCGAAACAAGCAATAGCAGATATGGCAGCAGAGCAATCAACTATTGATAAAGCAAAATCAAATTACGCAGATGTATATCAAAGTGCTCAAGACCAAGGCTTCACAGGTCCAGGAGGTGGTTTTAGCACTTCTGGTGCAGCACCGGGTACATCATTGGGTAGCGGTCAGTTTTCATCTAAATCAAGTAAAGGAAGAAAAGATTACTCACAAGGTGGCCTCGCTACGATGTTCACTAGGAGGCGATAGTGGCCATTGTTAAAAATCAATTTGGAACTTTCGAAACAGATAAAAAATTAGGAAGTAAAAGATTACCTTCTAATCCAGATCTAGAAAATAAAGCTCAAAAACTTTATGGTAAAAGTTTTGATGATTTAACTATTCAACAAAGAACTAAATTAAGAACAGGTGCTAGAGGTGCAATGTCAATAGCAGACACTGTTACCTTTGAACAATATTTAGATGATTATAAAAATATGGCTGCCGATCCTAATTATATTCCAAAATACATAAAACCAAATTTAGGATCAGGGATGAGTGCCCAACAAAAAAGAGCAAGAGCAGAAGCTAAAAATACTATTGAAGCTTTTGAACAAAAATTTCAAAAAAATGTTAATAAAAGAAAAAGATTAAAAAGAGCAGCGGATCCAATAAAAAGAGAAAAAGATTTAACGGCTAAAGCAGAGAGAAGAGTTAACCGAAGAATTAAAAAGAAAGATGTTGCTTTAACAGATAGAGAGAAAAAATTAAATTTAGAACAAAGATCTGAAACTAGAAAACTTAATGAGCCTATTAGAAATAATCCTAAATTAGTTTTAGATAATAAAGATTTAATGGAAAAACTTTCTATTACAGTTTCTAAAGAAGGGGATATAGTAAAAGTTCCAACAGGATTGACTGAAAAATATTTAAAAGAAAGAGGGCTGTTTGAAATAGATCATCAAAGAGATATTTATAAAAAAGGAAGAGGTAAAAATTTACCCGCTAATAGAAATTTAATTGCAGGTCCTTATAATAGAGCAGGTGGTTTTAAAGAAATGGCTGAAAAGTTTATTGAGTCTAATCCTAATCCTGATGATCCTAAAGTAAAAAATATTTTAAAAACAGCTGAAGATATACAAGTAACTTTACAACCAAATGTAGATGATGGTATTTTTCCAACTAAATCTTTAGGTTTTAAACAAATTGCAGATCCAGTTGAAAAATTTGAAGAAGTTAGTTTAAAATGGAACAATGATATAGGTGCAATTGTAGAAACTAATAACCCGGATTTTGCTGTTAAGAATGTTACTGAAGATTTAAAATTATATGCAGAAGAAAATCCAATACCTGTTGATATTGATACTAAACCACCAAAGACAAGTCCAACCGTTTTAAAAACAGTTGGTAAAACTCTAGCTAAAGTTGGAGCTCCTTTACCTACTGCCTTAATTGATTCTTACTTTGTAGGTCAACAAGTAAAAGATGGAAAATCTACAGCAGAGATTGCTCAAGACCCAATGAACTGGATAGGTCTTGCTGCAATGGAGCCTTTATCAAAAGTATCAGGGATAGCTGAATCTGGTAAACTAAACAGTGCCTTGAGATTAGGATTGAATCCTGCTACAATTAGGGGTATAAGCAGGTTTGCAGGTTTACCGGGACTTGCAGTGAGTACAGCTATGACTGCATATGACCAGTATAAGAAATATCAAAATGAAGAGGGATTCATATATAACCTGTTCAATAAAGAGGAAAAATAATAAATGGCTACAATAGATAAACCACTTCCAAACGTAACAGAAACCGTTGTTGAAGTTCCAAAGCAAGAAGAATTAATTGAAGAAAGAGATGAGATTGTTGAGAAGAAAAATCAACAAGGCAATGTAGAAGTTACTATGGACGAAGAGGGTGGTGCAGAGATTGCATTCGACCCTAGAGCTATTACACCAGAGGGTGGCCAAGATCATTTTGAAAACCTAGCAGATTTTTTAGGAGATGATATTTTAGAACCGTTAGGTGCTAAAATGGTAGACCATTACAATGAGTATAAAGAATCACGTGGTGATTGGGAAGATACTTATAGAAACGGTTTAGATCTTTTAGGATTTAAATATGAGAGAAGAACAGAACCTTTCAGAGGTGCAAGTGGTGTTAACCATCCTGTACTTGCTGAAGCAGTTACACAGTTTCAAGCGCAAGCTTACAAAGAATTATTACCAGCAGATGGTCCGGTTAGAACTCAAATTTTAGGAGCAGTTGATGTTGCTAAAGAAGAGCAATCTAAACGTGTTAAAGATTTTATGAACTATCAAATTATGGATCAGATGAAAGAATATGAACCAGAGTTTGATCAAATGCTTTTTTACCTCCCTCTATCCGGATCTACCTTTAAGAAAGTTTATTACGATGATCTTTTAGGTAGAGCCGTATCAAAGTTTGTACCGGCTGATGATTTAATAGTGCCTTACTCTGCAAACAGTTTAGAAGATGCAGAAGCAGTAATTCACGTAATTAAAATTTCTGAAAATGATTTAAGAAAACAACAAGTGGCAGGATTTTATAGAGACATAGAATTAGGTGAACCGCCTGTTACTGAAAATCAATTAGAAGATAAAAAATTAGAACTCGAAGGAATTAATAAAGATGGCCAAGAGGATCAATATACTTTGTATGAAGTTCATACTAATTTAGATCTAGAAGGTTATGAAGATATGGGAGAAGATGGTGAGCCTACAGGAATTAAACTTCCATACGTTGTAACTGTATCCCAAGCAGGACAAAAAGTTTTATCGATTAGAAGAAACTATGGTGAACAAGATCCATTAAAGAAAAAAGTAAACTACTTTGTGCAGTTTAAATTTTTACCTGGAACTGGTTTTTATGGTTTTGGTTTAATCCATATGATTGGTGGTTTAACTAGAACTGCAACAGCAGCTTTAAGACAATTATTAGATGCAGGAACTTTAGCAAACTTACCAGCAGGATTTAAGTCTCGTGGTATTAGAGTTAGAGATGATGCACAACCATTACAACCTGGAGAGTTTAGAGACGTAGATGCACCTGGTGGAAACATCAAAGATCAGTTTATGACTCTACCTTTCAAAGGTCCTGATGCAACTTTATTACAATTAATGGGAATCGTAGTTAATGCAGGTCAAAGATTCGCGGCCATTGCTGATATGCAAGTGGGTGATATGAATCAACAGGCTGCAGTTGGAACTACAGTTGCTCTTCTTGAGCGTGGCTCTAGAGTAATGTCTGCTATTCACAAAAGAATATATGTCGGACTTAAACAAGAATTTAAATTATTAGCAGAAGTATTTAAAACATACTTACCACCGGTGTATCCATATGATGTACCTGGTGCATCTAGAGAAATTAAAGTACAAGACTTTGATGACAGAATAGATATTTTACCTGTAGCAGATCCAAACATCTTCTCACAGACGCAAAGAATCTCAATTGCTCAAAGTCAATTACAACTAGCGCAATCAAATCCTCGTATGCATAATTTATACCAAGCGTATAGATCTATGTATGATGCGCTGGGTGTGAAAAATGTAAATGCAATCTTGCCACCACCTGCTCCACCACAACCAATGGACCCGGCATTAGAAAATATTATGGCAATTAATGGAAAACCATTCCAAGCATTTCCAGGACAAGACCACAAAGCTCACATCGATGCGCATTTAGCGTTTATGTCTATCTCTATGGTGCAGAATAACCCTGCAGCAATGATGTCTTTACAAAAAAATATACTTGAACACATTTCATTTATGGCACAAGAGCAAATTCAGTTAGAATTTGTAGAAGAAATGCAAGAAATGCAAATGATTCAACAACAATTAGCTCCATTAATGCAAAATCCGCAGATGATGCAGCAAAATCCACAAGCAATGCAGATGACTCAACGTGTTCAACAGATAACACAAAACATTGAATCAAGAAAATCTAAATTAATTGCTGAAATGATGATGGATTACGCTAAAGAAGAGGACAAAATTAGTTCTGAAGTAGGTGGTGATCCATTATTAAAACTAAAAGCACGTGAATTAGACATAAAAGCTAAAAACGATCAAGAACAAGCAGCGAATAGAGAAGCAAGATTAGATTTAGACACTATGAGAGCAATGATGAACGACCAACAACACGATGAAAAGTTAGAACAGAACGAAGAACTAGCTGGACTACGTGCAGGAGTCTCTTTGGCTAAACAAACAATGGCTGATCAAAGCAAGATTCACGATTTCGGTAGAAATTTTAATAAAAAATAGATATAATCTACAACTTAAGGAGTTAACTATGGTTAAAAACAGAAAAAATGGTAGAGACAACGTAAAAGTTGTACCTGAACTTGGTGCTAACGCAAAAGGCGAGCAACAAGGTGGGATTCCAGTTGAAATGACTGATCCATTTACATCACAAACAGTAGATGTAAGAGGTACGAAGCGTATGCGACCAGATAAAAAACCTGTAAAAGCAACTTGGTACTAGTATGTGGTTATCAGCAATTAAATTAGCTGTCTCTGCTGGTAGTAAAATTTATGCTAACAAGCAGAAGGCAAAAGTCGCGATGTCTGATGCTCAACTGTTGCACGCAGAACGACAAGCTCGTGGTGAGGAAGCTTACCAGGGGAAATTGTTAGAGGCACGTCAAAACGATTATAAGGACGAATTTGTTCTCGTAATATTGTCTGCCCCTATAATTGTGCTCGCGTGGGGAGTCTTCTCGGAGGATCCTGGCGCTCTCGATAAAGTGAAAACTTTCTTCGAACATTTCGCGGCACT